TGGCGTAGGCGGAGACAACCAGCTGGAAGGCAACGAAGAAGAGATCAAGGCTTACGACCAAGTAATCCAGATCGACCAGCTTCGAAATGCCAACCGGCACAAAGGTCGTCTCGCTGACCAGAAGTCTGTTGTGAATTTCCGTGAACAGTCCCGTGATGTTCTCGCTTATTGGTGTGCCGATCGAATCGATCAGCTCGCCTTCCTGACGCTCGCTGGCGTTGCCTATTCGTTCACGAACCGTGGCGCAACTCGTGCTAGCACGACTTTTGCAAACCTCGACTTCGCTTCGGACGTATCTGCACCGTCGACCAATCGTTACCGCCGATGGGATGCCACCACGGGTCTTCAGGCCGGTAGTACAAGTGCAGTCGCAGCCGCTGACACCCCCTCGTGGGCGATGCTGGTTGAGCTGAAAGCGTATGCCAAAGACAAGTATGTCCGAGGAATCAAAGGCCCGGGTGGAGCTGAATTCTACCACGTGTTTTTCAATCCCCAAGGCATGGCGAAACTGCGGCAGGATCCTGACTACCTGGCAAACGTACGGAACGCTGGCGTTCGTGGCGGAAGCAACGAACTGTTCAAGGGAACCGATACGGTCATGGTTGATGGCCTCATGATTCACGAATACCGACATGTCTACAACACGCAGGGCGCCGCTTCTGGCGCCAAGTGGGGAAGTGGCTCGACGGTTGACGGACAGGCTGCTCTGTTCTGCGGCGCCCAAGCACTGGGCCAAGCGGACATCGGCGCTCCGGAGTGGGTCGAGAAAGGTTTCGACTACGACAACCAGCAGGGTATCTCGGTTGGCAAATTGTTCGGTTTCTTGAAGCCGGTTTTTCGTTCAAACATCGACGGCACTGACGAAGATTTTGGCGTCATTCGCTGCGATACAGCGATCTAAGGGAGAGAAGATATGGCTACTACTTTGTCAGTAGGACCCGCTCAGACTCGCGGCTTTATACTCTCGGCATTTGCGACGTTCAGCATCGACGATCTCGTGGACACAGTGGGCAGCACGCTGTTCACACTTCCGCTTGGCTCGACGATCGTTGGCGGCCGGCTTTCGATTACCACAGTGTTTTCAGCTGGAACTTCAACGGCGATCATCGTCGGTGACGCTACAGATCCAAACCGGTATATCGCGGCTGGTGATGCAGAAACTGCCACCGACGACGAATTGCTGGGCAACTTGCTCGGCTACGCAATCGTTGCGGCAGATCGTGCCATTACGGTAACGTACACCGATACGGGTACAGCTGGTACGGTCGGCGCTGGTGAGGTTCTGGCAGTTTACGCAGATCCGAACTACAACACGATCAACCAAGAGTAAGGCTACTTGTAGGACCACAACCCCCACCGGTCTTGAAGACCGGTGGGGTTTCACTAATAAGAGGAACTCGTCATGCCCATGATGCAATCCCCGTACGACGTGCAAATCATTTCACTCACCGGCCACTCCCCTGTTTTTAAGAAGGATGTGCCTACCTCCATACCTGACACTCCGATGCTAGTCGAAGAATGTCTGAAACGCGGCGTGATCATGTGCCCGGAACAGATGCCGACCGCCCCCATCGCTGCAGCCCCGACTGAAATAGTCGACAATGAAGTTGATGCGGAACGTGAGTTTTTGGTCGCGCTCGATGGAGCCATAATGAAGATTCTGATTCGCGAAGACCCGGCTGATCTGAAGGCTGATCTGACGCCGAAGGTTAACAAGGTCGTGGCAGAAATGTCACCGGATCTGCGCCGCCCGACCGCAACGGAAATCTCCGATGCTTACCGGCGACTGCAGGAGAATATCGATCTAGCGGAGTAAAGTATGGCCACGGTGCAGAACGTAATCGACGAGGTTCGGTATGCAATTCATGATGAAACTGTAGCGTCGTACCGATGGACAGACGCGGAGTTGATCAAATATGTCAACGCAGCCTCTCGCCAGATTGTGTCTCTTGTACCTGAGGCCAACATCACCCAATCCATCATCGCGTTCACCAACGCGATCGCAAAACAAGCATTACCGACAGGGGGCATTAAGTTCATCAAGGTGCTGAACAACGTCAGTGAGTCTGACGGCACTACGGTGGAAGGAGCTGTGCGTCTAGTGGAGAAGGACGCGCTCGACTCGTACGACCCAGATTGGGAACACGACACTTCGATCAAGACGCTAGCGGGGTCAGAGAACTTCTTCGAGCACTACTGTCATGATCCCCGGGACAAGAAATCGTTCTATGTATACCCTCCCGCATCGGCGCAAGCCGAAGCGCTCGTGCAGTACTCAGCGGTCCCGACCGCCGTGACCATCGTCAGCAATACTATTCCGCTGGACGACGAATATCTGGAGGCGTACAGCACGTATGTCACCTACCGCGCCCTTACGAAAGAGGCGCGGGAAACGCTGCCGAGTACTTTCCGCCAGGAATTGTGGAACAATTTCCTCGGAGCGCTCGGCCAGAAGTTGCAGGCCGATCAACGCGTCAGTCCTGAACAGAATGCACCACCGGAGGCGCCGTAATGGCTATTGCTATCTCAACAATGACGCCCGAGTTACGGGTAGAACTGCCGGGTGTCCCGACACCGATTTTGAACGCCGCGCTCTACCGAGTCACTCGGCAGTTCTTCTGGCAGTCGGAGGCGTGGAAGTACACATACGACAATGGACTCGACTGGACGCTGAATCAGCTTGCGGTCGAATCACCGACTCCGGGCACTGATATACCGGCGAAGTGTATCGTCAAGCGCGTTGACACGATCCAGTACGATGCCGACGGAACTGCTTGGGACTCTGAGATTCCTTTCAAAACTCGCGACGAACTCGATCGCGAGAACCCCGACTGGTACAGCGAAGTCGGCACGTCCCCTAGAGCATGGACGCATGGCAATGATGGGGCTGCGTTAATCACCCCACAAGTTGCCGCGACGGTAACGACTGCTTTACTAATCCGTGCTGTCATTGCACCCGTCTTTACTATCGTCACAGACACGCTTCCGGAGTTCCTGTATTATGAGTTCGAGGAAACAATCAAAGCTGGCGTGCTCGCGCAACTCATGAAACAACCCGGCAAAGATTGGTCGAACCCGCAGTCAACGGTATTCTACGGAAGCGCTTTTGTGGCCGGCATGCAACAAGCCAAATCCCGCGCGCAAGCTGACTTCGGTCAACCCAAGGATTCGATGGCTTATGGCGGGATTTAGCATAGAGGTATTCAAAGGGATTCGTCCACGAATCACTGCGAAAAAACTACCAATCGGCGAGGCGATCACTGCCGAGAACTGCCGTATTGGGAGCGGTGATATTGAGCCGTTCCTTCAAGCCGGTGCTGGTATTCCCGTAAAAGAGACGTGGTACAACAAAACCATCTACCTTTACCAGTTCGACACCGCAAGCTACTGGCTCGAATGGAATGACTACGTCGATGTTGTCCCCGGTCCCGTCAAAGACGACAGCCTCGCGCGTTTCTACTTCACCGGCGACGGTGTACCACAGATGTCCACCAAAGACATTTTCGATGGCGGCGGCGGCGGACCATACCCGGAAGTAACTCGAGATTTAGGAATCCCCGCACCACCGAATGCGTGCTCCGCGTCCGCTGGTTCGTTGCCCGAGAACGTGAGTTCGTCGGAACGGATCATGAGTGGCATGGTGTGCGACGCGTTTGTGATTGACACAGTGTTCTTCACGACCTACCCGGGCACAGGGACAGACAACCAAACATGGCGCCGGTCGGCAACACCAACCGGCCAGGGCACCATCCGCTTCCGAATGGAGCCGGAGGATCATTACAAGGTCACGCGAGTTGTGAGCCCGACGAAAGTCGCGCTGCAGTCTGCGTCGACCCCGGGCGTGTTTGTACGTACAAAGTCGGCCGCATCGATCCCCGGCGACACCGACATCGCCGATGAGTTTTGGATCAGCGCTGACGAGCAGGGCTCCACCAAGGTAGCCAAGTTCGTAGGGTTCGCGATTCCAGAGATTGTCGTGCAGGTAGGATCAGCCGGTAACACACAACACCAGCTGAGCGTAGGCGACGTCATCAAAGCAACCACAGTAGGTGGCGACGGTGTGAGCCCGCTCACGTTCGAAGGGATCACAACCCTCGACATGTACGAGCAGTCGTGGGGAACCGAGACGATCAACGCAAGCGGCACTTACCAGCTCGCGGGCGCTCGCATAGCGCGGGCCGCTGCCGAAGGAACTGCTACGTTCGTAATCAACGGCCAGTTTGGGTACGAAGTTGTGCGCGCAGCATCCGATAGCGACACGCTCGAAGATCGCCAGTACGTCTACACATTCGTGTCCAGCCTCGGCGAAGAAGGCCCCCCATCACCGGTATCGAACATCGTCGAAGTACTTGACGGGAAGACGGTAACGGTCGAGGGGCTGAACACGAATGTGTAGACGTA